ATATTTACAATATCTCCTATTGCTAAATCATAAGCATTAAAATTAATGTTAAGACCTAAAGATAAAGCATCTCTTGATCTTCTTAAAATAACTTCAGCCATTTCTTCAGCTTGATATTTACTTGTTATTGTTGTGAAATTAAATCTACCCTCTAATAAGAATCCACCATCTTGTGCTTTCATTGTTGCGTGTTGATCTGCACTTGGAAGTCCTGAATCATCTATTGGTGGAAATTGAGTTTCATTAACTTGATAGTTTCTATCAGGGTCTACAAATCCAACTATAACTCTATTATATCTTTCATTCTTAGGTGGTGTTGATAATGAATAACCACCTATAATATCATCTTCAGTTAATGTAATAGTTGCTGTGCCTGTTGTTTCTATAACAAGATTATATTTACCAGCATTATAAGGCAGATAACCTCTACAACCTTTTAATAACTCTCTAACATTTTCTATTATGTTTTTAGAAGTATCTAATGCTGTGTTTATATCAAAAATATTAATATCACTTCCACCTGAATATGGTGTTACTTGTGTTTCGCAAATTACAGAAGCATCATAAAAACTTTGTAAATCTATTTCTGAATCTTGTAAGCCTTTTCCGTATCTTGTATCTGTTAAATAATCTAATAAACACCAAGCTGGATTAGTTTCATAAGTAGCTGATTGTTCTACTAAACTTGCATTAAATGTTCTAACTTTTTTACCTTGTATCTTTGCTTGTACTTTTGGAATACCTGTAAATGCGTCTTGATTCCATTTAAACCTTATTGCTAAATAACATAAACCAGATAATTTATGATTAGTTCCCCAACTATCTAATGTAGATAATAATGTTGATGCTGATTGACCATCAGTTCCATAATGAGGCTCAACTCTAATTAAACTTTCTCCGTCTTTATAAAAATTACTATCTCCACTATCTACTTCAACTGCTGTACCATCTGAAAAGCTAGATGCAAATGTAACTACTTTATCATCTACTCTTATTTCTTCTATATCGTTTATTTCTCCCTCTGACATAACGATTGCCATATATAAATAGGTATTATCTGTTCCTGAAGTTTCCATGAACACTCTAGTTCCACCTGTTAATCTTTCTCCATAAATTACAGGAATATTAGAGTCGTTAGATTGTTTGTTAATTAATAATCCTCTTTCAAAGTCATCAAATTGGTTAGTTCCAAAATCTTGTATTTCAGGAACTTTTGGTCTTAATGCCCAAGATATAAATAAAGTTATACCTAAAGACACTAAAGGATTCATGTTTTTAAAAAATTTTGAAACTGAAGTTACTGCTTTTACAAATCCACCCATTATAACCAAGCCTCTTTAGTTGTTCTTGTTACAGTTCTAATAATCTTATTATCTTTAATTCTTATCCAGTTAATCTCTTTACCTATTCCGAATTGTTTAGTTAAGAATGATTTAGTCCACTTCATAATATTTTTAAGATTATATTTACAGATTGTTTCTATATGCCAAAGATTATTACCTGATTTCCAATCTTTATTATCTATCAATCCTGTTTGTTTAAATTTATTATGTGCTTTATCAGATAACAAACCCCAATTAGTAAATCCTATTAATTTGTTATTATCGTAATGTTTCTTAAATTGATTTAAAGATATGCTAGGCATAAGATAACTAATTAAATCATTATCTGAACAATCATCATATCTATTATAGTTTCTATAAAGAGAGATAATATCTTTCATTATGATCTACCCCATTTAATATCTTGTACTGTTTGAGAAGCAAAATCCATACCAACATCTGTACTGAAGAATCTTTGTTGTGATGTATTGTTTGTTTTACGACCATTCTTTTTATTAAAGTCAGCCCAATGTGATACAATAGATAATGCTACTGTGCTTGATTTTTCTGTTTCTTGTATTTCAAAATTCTCGATATTACCTTTGTAAAGTAAAAAAGGGTCAGCAACTAAAGTATTATCATCTGCTAATAATCCTCTAAAAATACTAACTTCATCATTAATTACATTTTCATTTAATACTGTTGATATAAATGTTTGATCTGCACCTGATAAGGTTAAGCTAATACTAGATTTACTTACATCTGTTTGCTCTGAAAAATCTGATATTCCTAATATAAAATCTGATGCGTTATAAGTAACTGATGAGCCTGATACTGATGATGTTAGCGAAAAGGAACAATCAGTAAAATTAACAGGAGTGCTGAACCCAATAGTGATAAGATGTACTGGTCTAATATCATTTGTTGCTAATTGATTTTTGATCGCTGTTGTTAGGCTTCTCGTCATATTCTTCGTAATTACTTTGGGTTATGTTTTCAGTACCTTTTACCATAGTAAATTCAAATTTGCTATTAGGTTTCTTATATTCCTTTAGATCGTTTATTGAAGTATCTATTTCATCTTCATTAACAATCGCTTCAGCAATAAAATCGGCAGTTATTTTGTGTACTATTTTATATTTTTTCATTAAAGCGATTCTTCTACATCAAATTCAAATTGATATAAAGCATTACCATTTTTATCAGAACCTACAACACCAAATTCTTGAATATCGTTAGTTAAATGTACTGTAAATGGAACATTATCAAATTGTATATCTGATGAAGAAACTGCTGTAGTTAAAGGTGGCTCAATAGTTAATGAACCTGTTGAAATATCTGATTGATCTGCAACGACCATATAAACTTTATCGTGATTAGCAAATTTAATCATATCTCCAGCTTTTAATGTACCTGTACCACTACCACCTAATGTAATTGATGTAGCACCAGCAGATGCAGTACCATTAGGAGTTCCAGAAGCTGTACCTCTAGCATCTTCGACTTCTGGTGGAATTATTGTAAAGTTTTCTTTACCTGATCTTTGTTTAACAATAAATGCCATGAGTTCTCCATAGACATCACTTCTTTTTGCTGTAATTATTCTAGCAGTAAAACCCCATCTTTGACCATCTATTTGTCTAGCAAGTTTCTTACCTGATACTGATTTAGAGATAATAGTATTTTGAATTGATTTAATTCCTAAAGAATCAATTTTAGCAGTAGATATTGGAAATGCACCAGCCATTAGATTAGACTCTCTTTCCCTCTTTCATTAACTGCATTGTTAATTAATTGAGTTATAGTTCCTCTTGATCTAACTAATAATTCTTCAAAGCCAGAAGCATCAACTGTATTGATATTAAAATTTACTGTTGTAGTTCCACCACCACCTGTTCCTCTAGCAGATTGAGTTATTTGTCCTGTTTGGTTTGGAATAAATAATTCAGCACCATTCTCTCCAACAACGATTGGTTGGCCTTTAGATACAGCACCACCTTTTGCAAAACCTAAAAAAGAACTAGCCATTTTTACTAATGAACTTCCCATATTATCAGAACCACCAGCACTAGCACTTTGTTGTTTTCTTTTTTCTTCTGTAATTAATCTTTCTATTGATAATAATGTTGTTGCTTGTCCAATTTTAAAATTACCTAATTTAACTAAGATTTGTTCTCTTACAATTTGTTCAATTAAAACTGCTATAATTCTTGCTAAAACTTGTTGTGCTAAATTTTTTAATGTATCAGTTAAACTTTTTCCAAATACTATTGTTTGTGCTAATGTTTCTGACATTTTAGTTATTCCATTATTAACACCCTCTGCAATTATCATTTCTATATTCTGTGTTTTCTTTTTAATATTTTCTAATGCACCACTATTAAGTTCTTTAAATTTCTCTATAGCTTTTTCTGTTGCAGTTGGAACAGGAACAGATAATTCATGTTCAAAATCATGTATTAATTGTCTTGTATATTCTAATTCTTTATTTAGGTTTTCAACTGGAACAGAAAGTTCATGTTCAAATTCTTTAATTTTTTGAAAATCTTGTGTAACATCATTAGCAAGTTTTTTAATTCTTCTGTTAATATCGTCTATAATTAAACCAGCACCAACTATTTTTGCAGTAAATCCACCAAATGCAATAGCAAGAAGTCCTATAATACTTTGTAAATCTCTAAAGTTTTGAGTTAATGTTTTAACTGAATCAGATAATTTAACAATAGCAACTGCTAATTTTTCTCCAACTTCTACACCCAATGATTCTATTGCAAATTGATTATCTTCTGTAAATTGTTTTAAGTCTCCTAATTGTTCTTTTAATTCAAAAAAGAAACCTCTAGTTATTGAAACTTGAAAAGTAAATAAAGTATCTTTTAAGTTAGATATAGTACCTGATAATGTTTTAGATAGTTCTTCAATTAAATTTCCAAACTCTCCACCTGTTCCAAATGCTTTTGCTAATCCTTTAATAGATTGATCTACAGATGTTCTGACTCCTTGTTGGAAACCAGCCATAGCAGTAACACCTCGTTCTCTAAATAGTTCAGCAGATGCAATACCAGCAGAAAATGATCTTTGAATTTGTAAAGATGCTAAAGCAAAATCTCCACCTAATACTGTGGCTGTATTACCTGTAATTTTTAAAAGTTCTTCAAATGATACTCCAGCAGATTCAGCTTGTTTTCTTACAGTTGCTAAAGCTGTAATACCTTGTTGAATATTCTCTAATTCAAATGGAGTTGTCTTTGCAAATTTAGTTACAATATCTAATGCTCTTTGACCCTCTTTTGCAGAACCAAATAATGCTTTTAATTGAACACCTAAATTTTCAATTTGAATACCAGTATTTACGATTGATCTGATAACAAGTCCAGCACCTAAACCAATAAAAGCATTTTTAAGATTAAATACAGCACCTTTTACTTTGGCAATACTTCCTTGAACTCTATTAAAAGCCTGTTTAGATTTATCATTCGCTAATATATCTATCTGTAATTTTTGGTTTGCCATTATTTATATTTCCTTGCTTCTGCTAGTGATTGACTTGTTTTATATTGTTCTTGCTCTTTTTTCAAGTAGGCTAACCAAAGATTATAATGGCTAACAGGCATATCAAGAACTTGTTGTATTGTGAGATGTAATCGTTCTGCTATAACTAACAGCGACCTAACATCAGGGTCGCTATCTACTTTTTTTC